CCACATCTTTAGCTGGTCAATGGCTGACAGATCTTCCGTAACAACAGCACCATCAGGTGACTTGATAGGGAAAGAGAACACAGTGGTCTGCTCTGGCTTGAACACATCAGGCTCACTCGGAATGCCTTGATCCTTCATGAATTGTGTCAAGGGATCTTTGTTGTCACCCCGTACTGTACGAATATAGTAAGGGCTATGCCGAGCATGGATACCAGAAGCAGAGTCAACAAGCTGCGATACAGTACCTGAAGGTTTAACACACGTAATAGCAGCACTAACAGGAATCCCAAGGCGATCAGCCCATTCAGCATTTGTTGCAACAGCGACATTACGTAGATGCTCCAGGGTTTTCTCCAAGCCTGCATTGGCAGTGGTCATCAAAGGATTGTCCATGATGCCTGTCAGTGACACACCAAGCAGTCGTTCCTCTTCGGTGTTCTTCTGCCACACCTTCCGCAGATACGGGAACTTGGTGTAGGTGGACTGGATAGTACCCAGAATTGTTGCCAGACGGACCTTCCGTTCCAGAGTTTCGATAGTATCTGTAGCACGAACAACAACCTCTGTCAGGTTACAGAACTGATAGGGACGCAGGATGATCTCACTGCATGGGTTAGTGCCAAACTCCCAGTTAGGATCACGACGACCATTCTTCTCTGCTTGTTTCTTGGAAGCTTGACGGTTGAAGATACCACGTTCACCAGAACCAGACTCAACCAAAGCCATCCACTCACGCATGAAGCTGAGTGCATCAGGCTTCTCAGTGTATGACACAGAGTTGTTGGCCAAGGCACGTTGCGGATCGTTCTCCCACCATGCCCCACTCTTAGCATGACGCATACGGTCATCACTCAGGTTCGATAGGCTGATCATAGCACTGCGTCTGACACCACCAACAACGACAACCTCGCCGATCTTACACATCAGGTCATGGCACTCAATGCTGCTAAGCTTACGGCCCTGTGCAGCCTTGAATGTTTTGACAAAGAAGCTGAACAGGTCTACCAGAGGGGCAGGACCAGAGGCACGACCACCAAAGGTCTTCAAACGTGCGCCAGCAGGACGTACCTTAGACACATCCCACTTCGGGATCTCACCACTATAGAGGAGTGCAATCACTTGACGCAGAGCCTTAGCCCAGCCTTCCTTGCTGTCCTTTACTACGATGGTAGTCTCACTGTCGAAGAGTTGTGGCACCTCTGGGAGCTTCGAGATGAACTGACGTTCAACACTGAAACCAACACCAGTACCACAGAGCAAGATGAACATAGCCTCATCGAAGGACTTCGGGTCATCTACGGGTAGGTAGCTGCAGTTGTAGCCTGCCGTGTTGTCTCGTTCTAAGGCAGGGCCTGCAGTCATCATAGCCCGCATCGAAGGCATGATCTCTAGGCTCAGGATAGCCTCTTCAATCTCGTCCAACCAGAATTCGTCATGGGTCTTAGGTACTACTACGTTAGCCATGTAACGGTATACAGTTTCTTTCCAAGTCTCACGACGACCCTCGTCTTCCAGCCACCGAGCATAACGGCTGGTGTGAATGAAAGCTTGATAGTCAGTTGGCAGATAGTTGTTCATCCTCGTCCTCGCATTGTTTTATCTTCTTCGAGCCAGATCAGTCGGTCAATATCACCACGGGTAATGCCGATATCTTTTAGCTGGTCATCTGTCAGGGTGTTGAGTTGTTTTATAGCTTTACGGTGTGCCCGCCAAGTACATAGGTACTTCCAATAACGTTTAAACCAACTCATCGTTCATCACCACTTCCACCAATCTTACCACGAGCAGCACGGCTGTAAAGTTTCTCTAGGTTCTGCATTGCAAGATCGTTAAGGTCTACGTTCAGGTCACGAGCAAGAGCAGCTACATACCAGAGAACATCACCAAGCTCTGCAGCAACACCTTCACGGTCAAAGTTGTTGTCCCTGATCATCTTCTTTACTTTGTTGGCTACCTCACCAGCTTCACCAGCAAGGCCCAGCGCAGGGTAAAGAACCTGATGGGCTGACGAATAGATAGCTGTCTTTGCTGCCATCTTCTGGTATTCGTTCAAGCTCATGGGCTTAAACTTGTATACCTCATCGTAGTATTCCCAAGCTTCTAAGTCGAATTCGTTAATCATTCCTCGGCTTCCTTCCACCATCGTTGTTCTGCGTCCAAGTTAAAGTAATCATCTAACTGAATCAATCCCTCATCCAATAGAAAAGCCACTACGACACTCTCACAAATGTCGTTCTGCTCAAGCAATAGAGCAAGGCCATAATTTTCTACGAGGGCTGCAATTTTACTTTCTAAATCAAACATTGTCAATATGCCTTAGTGATACGTAACATTACCGTGAATCTCAAGGGGACCAGGGGCTTCATTTAAAGACTTGATGACAAAGTATGCATCATCAAATGTTTCAAACTCTACCTCAATCTCACAGACTTCGTTGTCAACTTCTGCGAGGAACACTGCAAACCATTCCCCTGTGTCAACATCTTCGTAAGGCCCGTCGAGGTGCTTGTGGATTGTCATCATTTCTTTTTCTCCCTGATCCATTCTGTTGGGATTATTTCCTGTGCATACAGGAAGCCATGTTTGTCACACCAATCAGCATAGGATGTCTTAGATCCCTTCCTGATCTTAGCATTAGGATTGCTGAAAACAAATCGAATGTCAAGATCAGGATACTGCTCTTTGATGAGTAGATGTTTCTTTCTATCTGACGGAAGAAACCTACCCTTTGTCTCAATGAAGATACCATTTGGTAACTGAAAGTCAGGGGTGTAGTGTCTGACTTCTGACACAGCATACGGTATCCTCACCTCTTCATACTTGAATGATACCTTACGTAACTTTAGCCAAGCTGCTGTTCGTTTTTCTAAGCCTGAACGGAAACGCATTTGGGCGGCTCCCACAGTTGGTCTTCATACCGACGCAGCCAGAGCAGCCTTGCGTTCTCTATGACACGATCTTCTTCCCCACCGTAGGCACGAAGACAGGCCTCGTATAAGTCCTGTTCGGTTTCACAATCACCAAGAAGAACAGAAGCTTTAGCAGGACCAATACCGTATAAGCCTACGATGTTGTCTGCTCGGTCACCAGTAAGGATTTGCGTATAGAAGAACTTCAAACCCTCGAACTCTGTCATGGTTTTGAATTCACGCTTATTCGGATTGTAATGTGTACAAGGAATCTGCAACATGTCCTTGTCGATTGACACAACGATAGCATCAGACCCGTAGGCTGTAGCCCAGATGCCAATCAGATCGTCAGCCTCTTCACCCTTTGACACAATGGCAGACCAGTTGTCTTCCATGTGCTTACGTATTTCTTGTAGGTGTTGGGGTTTGTCTACGTCCTTACGGTTGCCTTTGTATTCGTGAGTGACAGCAATATCATAACGGAAGTTACCTTTACCTGTCAGGAATACTTGATAGTCCTCTTCGGTAGGCTCCCATAGAACTTCTTGTAGGGCCTGATCCAACAGATCGTCTACCTTGTCGATGGCATCATCAATGCTTTCGTCCTCACAGGAGAAGGCTGCTCGGTAGGCAAAAGGATCACCATCGATTAAAACCTGTTTCATTATTCATCTTTCTTTTTGTTTGCTTGCTCACGTTCTTTGGACCGTTGACGTTCTTGTTCGTTCATTTCTCTGATCTTCTCGGTGGGTGGTAGTGGTCCGTTATTCTCACCGTAGTAGCCATACTCATCAAAGTTAAATGCTGCAGATTTCTCACGGAACCAGTCATCATCTAGTGGGGTTCGACCTTCTGGTAGCTTAGCTTCTGGTTCTTCTTCCTCTGGCATCTGTGTCAAGATCCAGTCATACACATCAGCAATGTCTACCTTAGCTGCAGCACAGTGAAGGATAAACTTGATGCCTTCTTCTATCAGCATCGCCTGTGCATATCCATCCATGTGTAGCTGGTAGGTAGCACTACCATCCTCATGCTCTTGGACACTCTCTATTCCGATAGTTCCTATTTTACTGTTCATAATCCTTCACTCCATGTTTATCTATGTCATGTAGCATTAGCATCAGAGCTTTCTTCACGTCTTCAATGCTATCTCCAGTGACATCTACAGGGTTCTCTGTCCACCCATCACCATCATCCATCTCGTAGTATTCATGGATAGCATAGTAACCGTCTAGACCAGCAAAGGGCCTATCTACTTTATGCCACATCAGTTGGTAGTGCCAGTGACTACTCATCACTTCTCTCCTTCCATCAAGGCAGCCCAGCTCAC